TCATCATCTTTTAACTTATATGCTTCAAACGCCCTATGTATCTGAGCAAAAGATAGCTTCAAGAGATCGTCTTCGCATATTCCGGCTCTCCATCCTGAGATAAAGAGGTCGTTCCATGATTGACTGCTTCCGCTTTTTTTTTACTCTCCGGCGCACGGGAGCTACTCATAGCCTTTATGACTTTATCCCATTCGCTTTTCTGCATACGTTCAATATAACACTTCATACCTTTGTAGTCATACACATCACGCTTACGGGCAAACATACACCATGAACGATGAGCAGACCATACCCAGGAAGGCAGATAATCTTCTTTAGGTATCTTGTCCATCTCGTTAAGATCAACACCATGCTGTTGACACATAAGCCATGCAGCAAGAGCATCGAAACGAAACCCCACCTTGCGGAACCGTTTTTTAAGAACGATTATCATTATGAAATCTCTCCTGTTCCAATAAAAGCAACAGATACCTCAACATAACTACCTGCCGTTCCGCCCGAAGGAGATAGGCTGGTTAGATAGCCAAGCCCCGACCAGCTCTCACCAGTCTCAATCTCGGCTGTTAAAGTTAATTCTGACTGAGCCAGGTAAGCATCCATCAGGTCATCATAATCGGCCCCCGAAGCGACAGCATTATTATACCACATTGAACCTGACGCATCCCATCCGTTTGTAGTAGGTAGATTCTCTTTCCAGTTACCACTATCTCCATCTGTTACCTCTTCAGTATCAGTATTGAAGTTGAAGGTAAGTTCTTTAGTGTGCATAAGAAGGTCGCCACCTAAATAAACTCTTACGTTGTTTCCTTTAATTTTTGACATCGTTTCTAATTTTAATTTTCGTAAATATCAGTTATTATTGTTAAAATTTTCCTTATTATAGTTTTCTCTCCATCAAACTCAGGCTGGTAGTTAAGTGCCACAAAATAACATCCATTATCTGTAAAGTCATCCATTGATATATTAGCAGCCCTATCAGCTACGCTCACCCCTTTTGTTATCAGCAGAGTCATTATGCTATTCATTATCGTATCGCTTGCTTTACTTCCATAATCACCAGGATCACCCAGATTAGAAGTAGTTACCATTATATCAACAGTGACCTCCTGGTTAAACTTATCATCATCACGAATAAGTGAAGCACTCATGTTTAGTATCTGTATATATGGTGTCTCTTGATCCGCAGCCGTATATTCTTTGACTGGTATAGCAACACCTAAGTAAGTCAAAGCACTTAACGCTGTATATAATCCCTTTCGATATTGATAAAAACAATCTTTCATCTTCTTTTATTCATTACATTACCGACTGCCTTACTGCAATCATTATTAAACCTGATACTATTAATATTAACTGCCGGATAGAAATATGGTTGCGGCCTCATTCCATTCCATTGTTTATGTGTCCAGTATTTACTTGCAACATCTTCCCATCCTTGAGGTATCACTACATTGCTACCTGTACCAAAGTCCAGGAAGGGGCCATACTTAACACCCACAGTAACCTCCCCTGTCTTACCCATATATGTCGGCCTTATACTTGGCTTCAAACCAGATTTATCAACAGGGGCGAAACCTTTTGCATTAAGACTCACCCTACGAGTTGTATTCATGACAACCTGTTCAATATCACGATCAAGCTCATCTCTCATCTTACGAGTGATGCTCTGCATTGCTGATAAATCTAATTTAAAACTCGTTTTCATGTTACTGTTGTTGGTAATTTGTTTTCACCTTTACAAATAAATTTAGTGTAATGCTTATCAATCACAGGATAAAGAATAAATAAACTTCTCTCTCCGTATATCCCGATATAGCCTAATATATAATTTCTATCAGGCAGTCTGTCAAAATCAGTCCTTATCGTAACCTCGTAACCTTGCACCCCATTCATCTGTTGAAAGTTCATTCCCATTGAACCGGATAACGGTTTTACGTTTCCCCATAACTTTGTTATCTCAGTAAGTGGTGCAGACGTCATCCCTCCTGCTCCATCAGAGACGCTATTTTGTTCATATAATATTAGTTCATCTTGTAGCTTCATGGCTGCCGGGTTAATAGTTGTATCTGAGTTTTAATTGACTTAGGCAGTGCTACAGCCTCATCATCAATATCGTACTTGTATTTTATATAGTCTGTTATCAATCTTGTTATCTCACCTGGACAGGTAGCGACTCCACCTGTATAAGTATAGATATAAGTGATTTTATCTTCCCAATTTGTTCTATATGTCAAAACTAAGTCAGCAGTAGGGCCATAAGGCAATTCCCACTCCTCAAGTTTCTCCAAAGATGTTACCTGTATTGTCCGGGTAGAAACGGATGTATCAATAGCTTTCTCAACATAAATCCGGGCATCTGTTATTAATCTTCCTAGCTCATCATCTGCCGCTGAACCTGTAATCTTCAGAGCCTCTTTGACTTCTGCTAATGTAACTGGCTCAACTGCTATATCTGTTGTAAATACTATTTTCATAACTCTGTTATTATCGGTTCTAAAATCTCTTCACTCGTTAATCTCACATGACCTTTAGCAAGAAGTTTGTAATAAGCATCTATGGGAATACGTTTTATCTGTTCTTTCTTATAAAGCCTGCAATAATCTTTTAAAAACTCCACCTCCACCTTTACCATACCACGGTGTATCTCAAGTGCTGAGATAGGCTTTATATCTTGAAGTCTATCAATAACATCTTCAGGGATGCCAATATCGTGAATAGTATTATTAGTTTTCACAAACGGAGGCTGTGGATGGTCAAAGTGTCTCCTGCGGTTAAGCGATACGGTATTTGCCCCGGTAGTAGCAAAACAAGCATAGTTCTTTTCATCTATATACTTGTCTTTTACATATTCACACATCCATTTGTGCATACCTTTGTTTTTTATAGGATCAGGTATCGACCTCAGTACTTCAGTCCTTATAGCAATATTAAACCCAGTCTTCCAACGGTTCTTTGTGATCTGGTAGTCATACAACATCATCTTATGATCCGGTATCGAGTAATGCCATGCAAAGCGAGTGTCGTACCACGGCTTATCACCTATCAGCTCCATAGTCTTCTGTATGCGTCCGGGATGAGTATAGTCGTCCGAGTCATGGAGTATCAAAACTTCACCCTGAGCCTTAGCTGCTATCTGCTTCCATTTAGTTGAAAGATGCGTTCTGCGGCCATTATTAATATAAACGATACGAACACACCCGGCAGCCTTTAATCGCTCCTGATAGCCTCGTATGAAGTCCTCGCCTACCATATTCTCTGAAGGACACTCGTTTATAATATATTCCCACGGATAGTCTGTCTTCTGTCTGCAAAGTCCCTCAATAGAAAGCCAAAAGATACCTTTGTTGTTCCATGTCGGAGTGCCAACGGAAACAAGCCCTTTTTGTATGTCTTTAGATTTAACCGCTATAACCTTCTTTGGAGCCGGGTTCTTGATCTCTCTTAAAGGTACTTTGCCGTGATTGTTCTTTTTGCCCTGTGTTCCGGTACAGAATTTATCAATCCATTTTAATTTAAGCTTCTTCTGCAAAGTGCTTATTACATGAAAGTCACCCATACGGCGAGCCATCCACGGTACGGGTAAATGTTTAGAATGAAACGCAAAACCTATACCGCTGATCTGTCCGGCCTTAATCTCTTTACCCCAGCACTTGTCGTTAGGCACTGTTACATCGCCTATCTTAACACGCCATAGTAACATGGTGTCTTCATCAATAGCTTCGCTCATTATATCGCTTACCGCTTCCGGGTAAAGAAACTTATCATCATCATCGAGGTACATAACCCAGCCGCTTTTTACCTTATCGCCTAAATCGTTCATGTGAAGGTTCCACGGCAGCAACGCACCTTTCTTCGGGGTGAATAGTATTGCATCACAGTAATCACATTCTACCTCACTGCCTACAATATGATTGATCTTATCGGAGCGGAAGTTAAATTTCTGATCTCCTTGACAATAAGTCTGCGACAATACGCTATCCCTACACTCTTTGAAACTCACAGGCCTTTTAAATGTTCGTGTCAGCACGTTAAGGACAGGATCAATATTATTCTCACTTATCCAGTTATGATCCAGGTCATAGAGCTTCATATTACCTACCTTAGTGATATTCTTTGCTTTATTCTTTGCTTTATTCCTTGCCCTTGTCACCGTATCGGGATGCTGTACCCATCGTGCCATACCATCAGGCAACTTAAATACTTTCTCACCCATTTTCCACATCTGCCCATGCGAACC